TCAACTAGCATTTGGAACACAAAGATTTGCCACTTATAGTGAGGAAAATTTTGTTATTACTGTACTAGATCCAAAAAGTGCAGGACCGTCAGGAACAAATGTTTTAAAAACGGGCGATGTTCTATATGTTCCAGAAGAATATGTTAACATTGCTTCGACAACATCTTCTACATCTGGGTTAACTTCTGGTAGTGTTACTATTAATTTACCATCAAATTATTTTGGAAGCATTGGATCTGATTTCCCAACTTTAAAGTTAAGTGCAACACTGTTTGTAACTAAAGCAAAACCACGTCTTAAAACATCAATTAAAAACAGAAGAATTGTTGTTACATCTGCTGGTGATAGAGTTATCCCACTTCGTGGTAAAAATTATGACACTGAAGAGATCGGAGCGAAGACATATTCTGATGTGTACAAACTTCGTTATGTTTACGAAGGATCTGCGAGTATTCCACCAACTGTAGATACAGAAGGAACTCTAGTTACTGGTGTTGATGTAACTAATAGATTTACATTTGACGATGGTCAGAGAGATACTTTATATGATGTCTCAAGAATTGTATTAAAACCAGGATCAGAAGCTCCTCAAGGACAACTAGTTATTGCTTTTGATTACTTTGAACATTCTCAAGGAGATTTCTGTACGGTAGATTCCTACCTTCATGAAGCAGGAGTCACAGCAGATCAAATTCCAGATTTCAATTCCTCTGTAAATGGAATTCTTTCTTTAAGAGATGTATTTGATTTTAGACCAAAAGTAGATAACAATGCTACTATCAGCGGTTTTTCAAACGAGTCTTTACTTTCACAAACAGATTACAGCAACTTTACTGGACCAGGCGGCGTTATTGCTGGAACACCTGCTCCCGATGCTGGACTTGAATATACAGTTAGCTTTAGTGAAACTCAATATCTAGATAGAATTGATGGTATTTTCTTGAACAAGAGAGGGGAGTTTATTGTTAAGTCTGGAAACTCTTCCTTAAATCCATCTAAACCAACACCAGTAGATGATGCTATTCCACTATATTATCTCTATGTTCCTTCATACACAACATCAAGTAAAGATGTACGTGTAACTACGATTGATAATCGTCGCTATACAATGCGTGATATCGGTAAATTAGAAAAACGTATCGAGCGTTTAGAATACTATACTTCCATGAGTGTTCTAGAGCAGCAAGCATTAAACATGCAAGTTAAGGATGAAATTGGATTAGACAGATTCAAGAGTGGTTTTATTGTTGACAATTTTGAAACTCATAAATCTGGAAATCTTCCATCTTTAGATTATCAGTGTTCTATTGACACACAGCAATCTGTATTACGTCCAACCGTAAAAGAAGATTCGTTTAGATTAACAGAAGTAAATACTAGAAACGATCAGAGAGCTGTTAGTGGATATACTAGAAATGGTGATGTTATTACATTACCATATACTAACCTTGAATTAGTTTCAAACAAATTTGCAACTAAAACAATTAATCCAAATCCATTTGTAGTATTGCAATATGTTGGAGACTCTGCATTATCTCCATCAATCGACCAATGGTACGATACAACTACAGCTCCATTGGTGGTAGAAAATAATACTAAACTGTATACAATTTTCCTAGCAAAAGCAAATGTTTCAGAATCTCTTTCTAGCATTTACAACTCTTTCATTGTCAACTGGATCGGATACGACAAAGTTTTCAATAACATTGGAGCATTAACAGAGACAAATACTAATCAATCTAAACTAACTGTAGAGAAGGCACTTGTATCTAGTTCTTCTAATATTAGTCCACAAAATAATGAAATTGGAAAAGGAATTTCTTCTAAAACTGTTGGTGATAAATCTGTAGCATCTACGCTTCAATTCTTTACTAGAAGTGCTCCAGTTAAATTTATTATCAAAAGAATGAAACCCAACACAAAGATCTTTACTTTCATGGAAGGTAGAGATATTGGAAGATGGGTTGTTCCTGACATTAGATTTACTGGAATTGCTGGAAACTCTTCTTCATTCTTTGGCGGTGAAATTATTACAGATGAGAATGGAAACGCCAGTGGAATTGTTGTAATTCCAAATGGAGTTGCTCCAGATTCAAATTCTCGTTGGACTGGTGATGTTAGAACTTTAGTTTATGATAATACCACTGAAGAAGTTAACTTCACCACTGGTGAATTGACAATTAGATTTACATCTAGTTCTACAAATGAAAATAAGAAAGGCGTAGATAGTTATAGCGAAGTCAAGTATTATGCATCAGGTATTCTTCCACAAAACCCTGCAGGAATTGTATCTACGATGCCATCGTACTTCAAAGCAAATGAAGGTATCCAACAAATTGACAGTAACACTGATAATGTGGATAGACCAAATCCACTTGCTCAAACTTTCAAAGTTGAAAATTATGAAGGTGGAGTATTTGCTACTGCCATTGATTTGTTTGTCAAAAGGAAGAGTGCTAACGTTCCATTAAAAGTATATCTAACTAACGTTGATAGTGGAAAACCAGGAAAAAATGTTCTCCCTGGATCAGAATCTGTAATGTCCCCTAATACTTTCCTTAAGTGTTTTGCTAGCGGAACTTTAAAGATTGTGAAAGGTGAGTTGATTACAGGATCTAATTCTGGAGCATCTGGTCCTCTTACAAGAATATTAGATAAAAATAATATTGAAATTAACCCATCAACTTCTACAGGAGAGTTCCAGTTAAGTAACGAGGAAGTATACACTCTTATCCTCGACAACAATAACGGAATTTCTTTCCGACAAAATGAAACTTTATCTATTCAATCTTTGAATGCTGCAAACGCTGCTAATGCTACTACATTAACATTGACTATTGCCAGAGATTCTGGCAGAGTTTCCGATTTAAAAGTTACTGAAATTGGATCTAATTACGATAGTGCTGTAATTACAATCGAAAGTCCTCAACTTCCTGGTGGAAGTACAGCAACTGGATCAGTCTTTGTTTCAAATGGAAAACTGTATAATGCAGAATTATCTTTGAATGGTTCGGGATACACTGATCCACCAGCAATCGTTATCAAAGGAACTGGTAGTGGTTCTGCTGGTGCAGTAATAGAATCCTCCATAGAAATTAATACTCCAGCTGTTCGTATGGGTGTCTGTTCGGATATTACACCAGCATCTTTTGAAGTTGCAACAACAGAATCTACAGTGAACGCTGTTAATGGAGATCTCCAATCTAAAACTTCAACTAGATTCTTCTTTGAATATCCAGTTTATTTACAAAATGACACAGAGTATGCTTTAACTGTAGAAACTGATTCTATTGACTATGAAATCTGGGGTTCAAAATTAGGAGAGACTGAAATTGCAACTAGTACTACTGTAACAACTCAACCTTTACTTGGATCTGTATACAAATCACAAAATACAGAAACATGGACGGAAGATATTTTTGAAGATCTAAAATTTACTGTGCATCGTGCAGAATTTGATCTAGAAAGAAAAGGCGAATTGCTACTGACTAATGAAATTATGGGATATGAGCAATTAGAAGTTGATCCAATTGAAACAGATAACACTGCTAATACAAGTGCAACATCAAATCTATTCAAAAACAATGACGCTGTTGTTAAAGTTCGCCATCGCGATAATGGATTTGAATTGGACAACTCGTTTGCATTCTTTAAATTTGCAGAGAGTGTGGGTGGTCTAGTTGATAGTGATTTAAATAGTAATCTGTTTGAAGTATCTAACGTTGGCGTTGATGTTTATAATATTAGAGGTATAACCCAATCAAGTTCTGCGGTAATTGGTGGAGGATCTAGAATCCTTGCAACATACAATAGAAAATTTGAAAAACTATATGCTCAAGTAAATTATCTATCATTCTCTAGTACAAAAATTGATGGATATGTCAAGACAACTAATATAATTCCAGTTGATTCAAATACATTGAACTATGCATCATATTCGCAGTCAGAATATGAGAAGACATTCTTGAACGAAGAACATTTCTTCACAAATCAAAAAGTGATTGCTTCTAGAATTAATGAGACTAGAAATTTAATTACGAGATCATTAGATTATAAACTTGATTTGACTTCAGAAGTTTCTTATCTATCTCCTGTAATTGATTTGCGTACTGCTAGTGTAAAAACTATTAGTAATAGAATTGAGAATGCTGCTGGATCTGAAGACAGATTCGGAAGAAGAAATCAAATTGTAACTTTCTTACCGATTTATAAGTTTACCGTAACAGGTAATAACAACAATTTCACATTCCTTCCACAAGGAACAGTAACAGGAACTGATTCTGGTGCTGTTGCGAAGATAGTAAAAGTAGATGGCAATGAACTAACTGTAAAACTTGTTAACTCAAGTTTGTTTGTTTCAAATGAACCTATACAATTCTCTGATAATGCAGTTAGTGGAATCGCTATTTCTTCTGCTGGGTCAGCAGAAATTATCCCACAGTCAAGTGATTTTACTCCAGGAACTTTAATTACTGCATTTAACGAAGATGCTCTAAATTCTTCTGGAACTCAATCAAACAAATATGATAATGTCGTTTCAGGATCCGTAGTTTTCTGGGATCCAAAAGCAAAAGAGTTGTCAATCTCTAACGATAAGGCAGCAATCAGTGATGATAACACTAGTGCTATAGATGAAGGGTCATTCAGATCCTCGACTACAACAGAACAAGCACCAGATATTTTCCGTAGAGCAGACTTACTGCACTATCCAAATATTGTTGCTGGTACAGAAAAATTCATTGAAATTAAATCAATGCGATTTGGAAATGGAGTTGACTTTGTAGAAGAAACTACTTCTAAAAATAGTTCTTCTGTTGCAAAATATGTCACAAAAGAAGTAGCAATTACAAATCCAGCAAGTGCCATCAATGTTAAATTGACTGCAACTGTTAAGGATGTTGAAAATCTTAAAGTGTACTATAGAATAAAGCAAGCATCTTCTCAAGAAAATTTTGCAGATACTGATTGCGTAGCATTTAATACTGATGGCAATGCAGATACTTCGGAATTTGCAACTCCAGAAAATAGTATTTCTGGTCAATTTGAAAAGCAATCAGCATATCAAGAGTTGGCATATAGTGTTTCAAATCTTCCCGAGTTTACATCGTTTGCTGTTAAGGTTGTTATGAAGACCGATGATCCTGCATATGTACCAAAGGTACAAGATATTCGCGCTGTTGCTGCATTCTAATGTTAAAAGTAGAAGGACATGATGCCCTTTATAGAGATCCATCTACAGGGGCAATATTAAATACTGATAAAAGCGAATATGCAAAATACAGAG